AGACAGGTTATAATTGAACCTATTACTAAATTGAACAATATACTATCAATTATATTATATATTTTTTTCATATTATATTCCTATATGTTTTTAGAAATTCCTTCAAGTATTATAGATCTTCCTGAATTAAAATTCAATCCATTTTTTTCTTTATTTTTTTGATATTTAACGGTATTGATACTAAACCCACAATCTTCCAGCAATTGTTTTATTTCTTGACTCTTATAATGTCTTAAATGATAAGGAAACAAGTTTTTATCAAATGGTATGACAGATTCATTAGGAACAGAGCATATAATATTTTTACAATAATTAGATGATTTTGTTAAAAATAATTCTATATCAGGGACATGCTCGATTGTCTCAAAAGATACCACCCAATCATATTGTTTTTTAAATTCAAAATCAATAATGGATTGTTGTATGTGATTAATTTTTGGATTGCCCCATGCATCTTTTGCAAGATCAATGGCTTCTTTTGATATATCTACTGCGTCAATATTATTAACTGTTGATCTTTGAGCAATTATAAACGATCCATATCCACACCCACAAGCTGCATCTAAAACATCTCCACTGCATATTCGCTGAGCATATTCATATCGTTCTAAGTGATCGCCTCTAACAGAATTAATATTTACTACCATAAGACGCTCAGTCATGTGTTATCTTCTTGCTCTCTATCAATTGTTTTAGTTCATTTACTATTAAATCGCATTCATTACCTTCTAAGTGAACGTAGTTATCTTCAAGGTCTATTACTACATCAACCTTATCGACAACATCCTTAATTTTCCGCAACTTCATCGAAAACATCCTATTTTTATGTTCAAAAATGTCTTCATTTAATATCATATATTCTTTATCATCAAATTTATAATCGTTAAATTTATAATCTTCCATATTTAGACCTCTATGCTAACACACTTTCAAATATATCTTCAATCTCCTGTAGCGTATTTGCTTTTGATTTATCAAATCTCCAATCACTCCATCTAGGAAGAAATAAAGATGCCTTCTTTCCTTCGGATTTCATAATAGAGTTGAATGTAACTGTCATTATAGCGTTATTATACAATTCTAGATTATTCCAGATATGTTCTCTGTGATCATCTGTAAATCCTGAAACATTTACCTCTAACTCTAAGTCTTCTGAAACACAAGTAATGCTCCCAAACAAATCTTTGTTTTTACCATTACCTTTAGTCCAACCAGCAACTCTCAACTCAACAGCAGCTTCTACCTTAAATTTCCACATTTGTCTCGATGTATGATCCTTCCATATAGAGCAGGGATCTTTTAGAATTGTTCCTTCTTTACCTTCCGCTGCTAATTTTACATAATGTTGTTTAGCTTGGTCAAAAGAATATACGACTATAGTTGGGACAATTGATACATGACGAGTAGTGTCGCCTATAAATTGAACAATATCATTATATCTAGACTTGTACTCTCTGTTATATTCTCCTTGCTGCCATTTAAGTAGTGGTAGTACATCCCATGTTATAAAATGAATACGATAATTGTTACAATCAAATTCTCCTGTTTTTAAAAGAGAATTCAAAATTCCATTACCCACTTCTCGTTTTAATATATCTTCTCCTTGATATACTACAAGCTCTCCATGGAAAACTATGTTATTAACACAACATAGTTTTAATTCTTTAATGATGTGTGAAAAAGGTTCTAGAGGAAAACATGTACCATTTCGAGACAAAACTTGATTGCTTTCTGAGATGATTATATTGGCGAACATCCCATCAAGTTTTTCTTGAGAATATAATCCTGCAGACCAATCAATATTGTCTTTCTTCATTTCTTTTAAAAGAGACACTCTCATATAGGGTGTTTCTTCAATCAACCTAGGAAATACTTTATTGACAGTGGATGTATTAATTCCACACTTAAGATCTCTTTGAATGATTAACTGCAAAATTTCAGCATCGTTTTTAGGAAGACTCGACAGCAATTCTGACAGTTGATTAATAGCATTGTTTCCTGTTACTCTCCTATAGTGGAGATCATCAAGAAAATCAAATATTCTATTATAAGTTGTTTGAATATCTTCAAAATCTGGAGATAGAGATCCTTCACAAATATATTTTGGAATCTTTTTGATATAATACTGAATACGAGGACTTAATGTATAATATAAGACATTCTTAAAAATATTATTGTCTTTATGAAGACTAACAACATTCTCTTTAAACAATCTTGAATTGTCTGTTCTAAGATGAGCAACGATATCGAATACCATAATAAAATCCTTTCAATAAATTTTTCATAATCTTAAACATTGTAAATTTTGTATTACAACAACCTATATTATACTTAGTATGCAAAAATTCAAACACATTTCGTGAACGTTTTTCTAAATTGCAACTAACACAACATATTAATCCGTTAGATAAATTTGGACCTCCAAGATTGAACCCTTTTGATTTAGGAATAACATGATCCAACGTTGCAGTGTTTGGAAATGGCTTTGATCTAGAAGGAGTTAACATTAAATGCAATTCTACTCCGCAATATGCACATTTATTTTTCTGATTATATAATTGTGCAAATTTACTATACGGATATCCTGCTGAATTATGTGTAAGGGTTCTCACAATATTAGTAATTTTAACAGTAGAAGCAAAATCTACCTTATTAATATTATGAGTAATGCAATATAATTCAAATGCTTTATAATTAGTAAGCGCTACATTATCAAACATAATAAAATCTTCACAATTGTATATTATTTAGGAGATACTGATGGTGATTTTATGTAATCATATGAAAGAGCATAACTTTGAGCATAACTTTGAGCATTGTTAAATAATGATGTTAAATTATTAACAGATAATTTTTTTAAACAAACCATCATATATCTCCTTTAATTTAATATTTAGTAATATTTCTAAAATAGTTAGGGATAGAACAACAATTAAAAATATTTCTTAAATTGCATACAATCCTGCACTGATTGAATATTCTCCTATTATATAACATATCATACTCATAGGCAAGAGATGGAGAACAAAATTTAGAACAGAGATTGCCGCAATTTTTCATATATCTGTATTATTTTTCTTTTTAGACATAAAAATAACTGATTGAATCCATGTTACAGCAAACCATGTAGCAAATGTAATAGGGATAGATGTAAGGAACAATGTATTAATTGCCCAAATTGTAATCAACGGGCTGATTATGAACACTATAATATATAACATACCAATTAGAGAAGATGGTTTCATTGTTTTTTAACCTTTTTACGTTGTTTAAAAGTTTTAAATTTTAATTCAGGAAATTTTTGTGTAAATTTATCAATTCTTCCTTGCTGATAATCTTTCCTATCACAGTATATAATTTCTACTATATTAGTATTTAATGTTTTTATATAATGCTCTGTTCTATTGATTTGATTTCCATCAAAAGAAATTTGGCAGAACGACAGATCAAACTTATCAATACTACAAGTATCTTCACATCCAAATATAAATTCATACTTAAATCCTTTATATTCGACCTTATATATAGAGTATATAGATCTTTTCTCTTTTAGCAACTGTCTTTTTGTATTTCTTATATTTCTTTTCACTTTAGTAGTATCAATTTCATGACTATATTCTTCCATGGCAGATACACTTAGTTTAGGAGGACCGAAAGTATAATTTCCACTAAATCCAATTCGTTGAATTTTTGAAAAATTATCAGCAATTGATGATTTTATAAAAATATCTACATCTTTGGGAGATTTACCATAATCAAGATCTCTAAGACATCCTCCTGCTATTATAGCTTGAGGAAACAACTTTTGAGTTGCAGATAACATATCAACCCACTCGTCAGGTATTAAACATTGTAAAATGCAAGGATGATACATTATATTTTATACTTTAATTGAACTAAGACCTTCACCGTATAGCACTAAATTTGCAAGAATTTTATCCAATTGTTGTAGAGTAGTGCATTGTTTTACTTGCCCTGTGAAATATAGTTGTTTTTGTTTATATCTAAAATTTGAAATAATCTCTTCAATCATTCGTTGTTTTTTTAACTTGATGTCAGATTCGTTCCATATTGACTGTACAGTTTTATTAATATCAAATTGATTAAAGTCATTAATGATATTTTCAGTAGTATGTTTGGTAAATTTAGTCATAATTGTTTAACCTCTTATTTAAATAATATGATATAATAATCTAATATTAGAAAACAATCAATACAAATCCTCACTTAACTTTTATACTTGTCTTCGATTGCCGATTTGAGTTGAGATAGCAGATAGCTGTTCCATTTAGAAATAGCGTTAACCATATCTACTTGGGATGAGTAAGAATAATCTGGAAATGTTGTGTTTATAAATTCGGAAATATCTTTTAACATGTTTAATCCTTTATATTATAAAATTATATACAATTTCTTACAGATTATCAACTAAAATATTAAAGGAAATATGATGATTCACATTGATTTTCATAATAATTGGATGCAGATGTAGGAATCGAACCTACTACCTCTTGGTTATGAGCCAAGCGAGCTAACCAATGCTCCAATCTGCAACTAGTATTTATACAGTTCCTCTATTGAGATACGAGGTTATTTTATTTTTTAGATTATCATCACATATAGTATTGAGAGATTGAGACAATAATTCAAAAGCTTCGCTACAAGAAAAACAAGGAGCATCTGTCAATCCATCTCTATAACCCTTATAATAATCAACTCTCATCGGGTCTGACAATTCAGACTTGATTAAGTTATTAACATGCAGAGTTGCTTTTTTTCTAATAGCAACCTGTAGATTAGGGTTGACAAACATTTAATATATCCTACTCATTATATTTTTCTAGAAATTTGTTAGAGATTGATTTAAAACTGAAATCTTCGCTCCATGATTTAAATACCACACCCTCTCTTACATCACAATTATATCCTTTTCCGTCAGCAAAGTCAATGATTTTCTGTAAACAATCTAATCCTAACTCTCTAAGAGTAACTTTTTGATGAATAACAGGAACATGCTTCAAACCAAGTTGTTCTACTATGTTATAACGAACATCGGGAGAAACAAACAATCCTTTTTTCATATCGTATATGCTATATACAAAAAAGTCTTGTCCTTTTAGATTGTCTTTATTCTTTTGAATACCTTCTCCTACAAGCTCTCCTGAAATTTGAATATTTTCAAGATCTCTAAATTTGTTAATCAAATCATACTTAACAGCAACATCAACAAATTTATTACCTTGATTGTCTAAATCAATCGAATAGTTTCTAGAACATACATGAACTGTTTCTTTAAAATCCTTTAAGACTGACATAGAAGATCCGTCCATCTTGATAGAGACTTCAAACACCTCATCAGTATCATATGCTTGTTCAATTCTTGTTTTTAAGTTTTGGCACCTTTCCTCGTCGGTTTTCCTTCCACATGAAGGAAAAGTTCCTTTAATTTTTCCCATTAAACTCGAAGGAATAGGAGGTTCATACTTAATAATACCTAAGTGTTGAGAAATATCATCGTCTGAATTAGGATCAATATAGTATTGATTTCCATCAACTGTAGTGATCTTCCATGTTGTAACAGATTCTTGAAATATTCCACAATCATCTAAAGATAATACTAGCCCTTGTGATAGTTGACCTCTCAACCGAATTGTTTTGAGTCTTTCTCCTTTAATACCTTCGTATTCTTTAGGTTCCTTATCCTTAGAAAGAAAAGGAGCTACTTTTGAAGGAACCCATGCGTCAATCTCTACATAGCATATCTTATCACCTGTTTTATATTGATCTTTCTTAACAACAACTGTCCACCCTCCTATAACAGCAGTTTCAATAGCTGTTGCTCCTTCAATAGGAACAATATTATCAATAGCTCGAATTGTTGCAAGTTTTCTCATTATATTACTCCTCTAAATATGAAGACAATTATAATTAATATATCATCAAAAGGCAACATATAACATCATGATTGGATTTCAACAATTCTCTCACTATACTGATGAAATTAAGTTTTTAATCAATCATGGGTTTAACATACCTCGAAAAGACATGCCTCAGATTAAAGATCATAATAGAGGTTCTTTTTTACAATATTTAACAGATAACGGAATATCCTACGAAAATAAAAACATATTAGTTAAAGATTATAAAATATCACAAGGAGAAATAGATATACCAAAAGTTTTAGGGATTGTATCTAAAGGATCTCCAGAGAATTATCCTATTATAGTTTCAAATGACGGATTTATTGCTGATGGACATCACAGATTTGTTGCAAAATATGTAATTGATAAATCTCAATACATTAGTGCTATAGTTGTAGATCTCCCTATAGTAGATTTATTAAAAATAGCTAAACAGTTCTAAAAAAAGAGTCCCTATTGGGACTCTTTTAAGTTACTATACAGGAGAACTATACAATTAATTTCTTTGTAGGCATTATAATACTATTAGGTGAAATCATTTGAACATATTTACTAGCCAATTCTTCATTAACTTCTTCAAATCTTCCTGATACAATAGTATCAATATTGATTCTGATTCCTTTTTGTGATTTATAGAAAGGTACCCAAGGAACATACGAGATTTTTGTTCCTCCATCGGGAGTTGCTTCTGCAAATACAAGAGCAGGGTGGTCTACTACAATATTAGTATTTTCCTCTGATGATAAGATAGCTATAACAGCTTCTTGAGAGGTCAATTTTAACATTCTTACATTACTTATCATTTAATATCCTTTATGTTTTTAATTGCTTTATCTATACAGTTTTTAATATACTGATAAGATTCCTTTACAAATAGAGTATCGTTATGATACTCTATTTGAGTATTCGGTTCCCATTCATCTTTACTATTGTTATTAATTACACTTACTATATATGTAACGTTTATTAGATGTTTTTTATTTTGTAAATCTGTAGTCTCTATAAACATTTACACCTTGCCTATATCACGTAGAAGATTTCTCATACGATTTTCCATAAAATATTTCATGACTTTTTGCTTGTCACCTTCTATAGGTTTATTGTATTCTACTACAACACTATCATATATTTCTTTTGGGATTTGATCAAAATCAATCAATTGCTTGTTTTTATTAAATCTGTTAATAATTGTATCATCCCAATGAGATGGAATATTATTAGTCTTTAAACATGGTATCCATTCTTCTCTTAATAATTTTCTACTAACTGAAGTTTGTCTTCTTCCTGCTACAAATGATTCTTCTATTGATAGAATATTAGGAATCCCATCTGAAGAATCTCCTGTAATTATATGTTCTAATAAAGTATCATCATATGCATTATTTACAATAAACTGTTTGGTTTTAGTAGAATATACTTGGACATTTTGATATTTAAGCAATTGAATAAAATCTTTGTCATTAGATACCACAACAGTCGGTTGTTTAGTAATACTACTATATCGTGCTAGAGCCGCTATACAGTCATCCCCTTCAGCACCATCTACATAAATTACTTTATAAGGGAAATATAATGTTAAATCATTAATAATAGAATTTAAAATTTTATACAAATCCGCCCAATTTACAAAAGTATTTTCTTTTTTTCTATTAGCTTTATAATGAGGAAATTGTTGCTTTCTCCACGAAGGAGATCTTGAATCACAACATATAACAACGTCACCAAAATCGCTAGAAAATTGTTGTTTGTAATTTAAAATAGATGTAATTATCATATGTTTAAATAAATTTTGATCAATTTCTCCTTTAAAACTCTTATAATCCGAGAGGATGTTAGAAATTGCTATATGAGACATATCAAGGAGTATCATTGATGATTCTTTCTAATAAATAAAATATATTATACATTATAATTTCAAGAAAATCAATATGAAAATTTACTGTTACTACAAATCAGGATCTCATCAAGAATCTCAAATCAAAAATTTCGTAGAAGGACTTAAAAAACATAACATAGAATGTATTGAGAAAACTCAATTTAATCCACAAGATGATCCAGATTTAGCAGTATTTTGGTCCCATCGAAAATTAGACATTATACAGTATATGAGAAAAAATAACAAACCGTATATAGTAATGGAGAGAGCTTTTGTAGGAGATAGATTTCATTGGTCTTCTATAGGGTTCAACGGATTAAATGGAAGAGCCGATTTTAGAAATAAAGACATAGTTGATATCAGTAGATGGAATAAACATTTTGAACATCTATACCCAAAACTTCCTCATAATCCAAATTCTAATAAAGTACTAGTAATAGGTCAGGTGATGACAGATGCTGCTGTTGCTCATGTTGATATAAACAAATGGTATTCTAATACGATTCATCAACTCAACCAAATGGGATATGATGTTATCTTTAGACCTCATCCATTAAATAAATGTCATTGGGAAAATAATAAATTAAAATATACAATAGACAAACATAACGATTGTATTGACACCTTTAAAACATCTGACTTAAAATTTGCAGTAACATTCTCGTCAAACTCTGGAGTCTTATCTATATTACATGGAATCCCTACTGTATCAATTGATGAGGGGTCTATGATATATGATATAACATCTCATGATATATCAAATCCAACATATCCGGGCGATGAGATGTTGACTCAATGGAAGGCTAGACTAGCATACACACAATGGTCTCCTGATGAAATAAAAAGAGGAGATTTTTACGATCACATATTTAAAGGACTTAAATGAAAAACAAATATCCAAATCCATATCCTACGCTTAGTGGACAACCTCTTCCTCAAAGAGAATATGAAATTACTGAATTAATATCTCTCATAAAACAAAAGCAATGTAATTCTATGCTAGAGATAGGTTCTCGTTACGGAGATTCTCTTTATAGAATTACTTGTGAGTGTTTTACCTCTAAAAGTAAAATTCGTGTAATAGAGCTTCCTGATGGTCCCTGGGGTAATTCAAAATCACTACCTCTATTACAATCGTGTATATCTGAGCTCAAATCAAAAAATATGATTGTAATCTATTCATAGGAGATAGCACTAAAGAGAGTGCTATTGACTATGCTAAGATCAATGCTCCTTTTGATATTGTGTTTATTGACGGAGACCATAGATATGAGGGAGTTAAGAAAGATTTTCATAATTATAAAGATATGGCTTCAAAGATGATAGTTTTTCATGATATAGACAAAGAAGGCCAATTGATTAATGGTGATGATAGCTTGGGAGTTGGTATATTATGGAATGAGATAAAATGCAATTATAATCATATTGAAATCGTTTGCCCTAAACAAAGAGGAATGGGTATTGGAGTTATACTAGTACAGTAATACTCTCTGTAATATCAACACTTCCTTCAAACAATTTTGTGGAAACTTGACCAGAAGATATTATAAACAAATCATATAAGAATTTACCTGCAGGTAAATTCTTAGTAGTATCCATAGGGATTACTACCTGAAGAGTGCCTGTAGTTCCTCCTAATGTTATAAATCCATTAGTATCATATGATGTTGCTGCTAATACAGTTGTAGAAGATCCAACTGATTTTCTAACATGCATAGTACATGAATATCCTGTTAGATTCATAAGAGTTCCATCAGAATTTTTCAATGTAAATTGTTTATTAAATGTTGCTCCTTTTTGGATATCTCCAAAAGCTTCTTTTGTAAAATCTATTTTAGCAGTCATTATTTACTCGCTCCTATAGCAAATGAATTTTTAGCGAATTGTTGAGTTGATTGTATATTTATTAAATTTCCGCCAGAGTCATATATAACTCCATGTGTTTGAGCCGTTAGTTACTGTATGTATTGTTCCATTAATATTATATGATATGATCTTATAAGTTCCATCGCTTCTATTTACTCTCACCAAAGTATTGTTAGAATCATATATAAATTCAGTATTCCTCGTATCTACATAAGGTAACTGTAAAATATTATGAACTGTATAGTATATTGATCAGATCCAACTTGAGATACTGTGATATCTTGATTTGAAACAATTATTTGTTGATTTGTTATTATAGGTTGTAAAACAGTAAAATCGCTATTATCGAACTGTACTGAATTATTATTATGATCTAATATTACATTGATATTATCTGTCAATTGTTATCCTCCAGCAAATGTATTAGAGGATCCTTGCATAACAGATGATCCACAAGCTACAGGATCACCTATTCTACCACATTCTAACCCATTTATAATTACTGTATTAGATCCTTCTGCTAATACAGAATCGTGACAACCTACGCAACAATGAGATGCCCAATGATCTGTTTTTCTATGAATTCCTTTACTGTTACACAATACATTAGATGAAGCTTGATCATTAGGTCTTGATGGAAAACATCCATGTCCACTACATCTATCACCTAATCTAGCTATTTGAGGCATTATTGATAGTATCCTTGTGATTTCATGTATTCTATAAATTCTGAGGGTGTCATATTATTTATCAGAGATCCTTCAAAATATGATTTTAATGTGTTGTCTCTAATAGCAGACCAATTAGGTTTAACATCAACCTTAAATGATTTTTTCTCAGTGTATGTTATATTATTGTCTATTATATTTCGAAACTGACATGTAATAGTATATATTATTTTGAATGTGGGAACCTCTCCATATGATCCTAAAGCAGTCTGAGGAGTATCATATAAACTAGCATAATTTTGAGAATAATATATAATTTCAGGTTTTGTTGTTTGAATATTTGTATGATATATCTCATATCCAGCAGCAGGAGTAAAGTAATCTTCAAACAATATCTCTATATATTCAGAAGAAGAACATGTTAAGTCTCCTAAAGTAATATTGGATTCTCCATACCTATAACTCCAAGGAACCCCTGACGATTGACTAGTAATATTATCAAGAGTTTTGTTGAGTTCTCCGTCAACTACAGCAATAGACAGAATAGAACTTTGAATACCTTCAAGTGTGTTATTTAAAACTGATTTTAAAGCTAGTTTAGCATTAGATGATAATGATATATTTGCAAGAGTTTTATTTAATTCAGTAAGGTCTGCGTCTGATGATGATAATGATATATTTGCAAGAGTTTTGTTTAAAACTGATTTTAGAGCTAGTTTAGTTGATGATGATAATGATATATTACTAAGAGTTTTATTTAAAACTGATTTTAGAGCTAGTTTAGCATTAGATGATAATGTAATATTTGCAAGAGTCTTGTTAACATCACCTGTTCCTAACGCTATCTCTGGAGCAATAGCAATTGTTATTTTCTCTTGAGCTGAAGAGGATGATAATGTCGCTGTAGTATTTCCTGTTGATCCTGCAGTAGATTTAATGCCTGATATAACACTAACACCTCCACCATTCCCTATAGTAGTTCCGCCAGATCCTATGTAGCTAATATCAGATAGATTTGTGTTAGATATTGACGATAAAGTGTTATTAACAGCATCAGTAGCATATGAAGTACAGTTTAATATAAAACAATTAGGGCTCGATGTTGTTACGGAAGGAAACGATACTGATGTTGACGAAGATGCTTCTACACTCCCTCCAGTTACATCAATAGGAGAAGATACAGATTGATTCCATAATCCTAAAACTAGAGCATATACATGATCCCCTCCAGTTACACTAGCAGATACACTAGTATCTGTTCCATCTGATATCTTATAATAAGCTGATAGTTTAGTAGCAGCAGAATCTCCTGCGGTTCCTGTCCCTTGACTTCCATTAGCAAACTGAGTCCATCCACTAGGAGTAGTAACTGATTGATTAGCAGTTTCTACAAATAAAACTAAGAAATCGTTGACAACAGCTCTACATGAGACTGTTGCATTTGTTGCGCCTGATGAAACCCAACTTCTCCAATGTACTACATTGTTTGTATTTGTGTTCAAATATAATTTGTTTAGATATACAGATCTTGTACCTGATGATCTTGTTAGGTCTATTCTTATTAAACAATTTGACAAATCAAATGAAGGATATGCTGCTAAAATATTGGCTATATCTAGTGATATAGTGTTATACCCGACAGATAAATTAGAGATACTTGCTGTATATGTATCTCCTCCTCCATTATTTTCTAATATTACTAAGTATATATTTTGAGAGGCTGTTGGATTGTAAAAATCCAGACTAACTGATGATATATAACTTAGATTGTGGTATGGAGATTCTATACGAACATTTGATGTCGATGATGATACTGACCAGTTATTAGAACCTTCAGTTACATATGATGTAGACAGGGATACAGTTGCGCTGAAGGGATACCATGATAGAATACTGGTATACGGATTAGATCCGCTTTTCGTTTCAAAGTTGTCATATACTCTAGTAGCAGTCATCTAATACTCCAGCCTAATAGAGTATTAAGCGTTTCCATCAGTAAGTGTAAATGTTGTAACTGTAAATGCTTGAGCAGCAGCAAATACAACATTATCAACCGTCATATCTCCTCCTCCTCCTGTAGCAGTAACAGTTCCTTGTAGATGACATGTTGTTCCATCTGAAGCATATAATCTAAAGTGAGCTGCTGTACCAGAAGCATCTGCTGATGTATCTTCCCATGTTCCTGATTTAGATTTAGCACCAGAAGCAGCTGCTGCCATCCAATCAGACGGAAGATTAAGCGTAGCTAATACTGTTCCTGAATCAGCTGTAGCACAACTTACAGGCTGTGCTCCTGTTCTAATTTTCAATATTGCTGATGTCCCTACTGTTGTTTCAATTGCATCAAGTCTTGCATTTCTAGCAGCTGTTGATAATTGTATTGTCATTTATCCCTCTTTTGGTTATTTTAATCTCTTAATGAAATTAATCATATCTTCAGTATCGTCTTGTGTGTATTGTTTCTGTTGTTTTATAAGAAAGTCAATAACAAAATTTTCAAAATTTGATATATGAAGTTTACCTGTTCTTATCCATTGATATATAGATTTTAATCTATCGTTATATGATGTCAATAGACACGTGTATGCTAAAGATCTTGATTGCCCGTACCTCTTGTATAATACAGTCAAAAGTTCTTTATTTTGTTTAGTTGATTCTTCTATATTAAAAATTGATGAAATCATGATATGATATTTATATAAAAAAGAAGGCGTTAACCTTCTTTTATTGTTATAACTTCATCTTTAACAGCATCTTCTATACGAATGTATAATATACCATTTCTTAGTAGAGCATCTCCTACAATATTTTTTCCATTATGTTTATATTTTAATTCTAGAGGATCTTTCCACATAGTAGTTGTTTCATTAGATTTATCAGGATTTCCTTTACATTGGACTATAATATACTCTTCAAATCTATGAATGGAAATATCTTGAATGTCATATCCTGCAACATTGAACATCAAAGATTGACCATTTAACATAACATCACCAATTACAAGATGAGATTTATTTGATGTAGCAGTTGTTTGTTCGTCACGATTTCTTTGATCAATCATAGGTCGTGGCCATTTAGGCCACCAATAGACTTCTCTATCTTTAGGATATACGTCTAAAGGATAGTCTTCTAGAGGATTATATGGATAAAAGCAACAACTATAACTTTCTGGGTATTCCATTGTGATATCTCCTTAATTATTTGTAATATTTGTGCCATTTAGAGTCAACAGTCTTCTTCTTTTTGACAGACCATCGAGGTTTGACTTGGTGTGTATGATAGTATAAAGCTCCATTAGTGATGTCAGGATAATTTTTGTTAATAGCATTTTGAGCTATTTTAATACTATCCTCCCATGCTTGTCTTTCCACACTGGATTTATTAACAATACTTTTTAAATTTTTACGTTCATTTGTCCATGAAAATTGACTATCCTGATAGACAACTTCACACACAGAAGATGGATATATTCCAGATTTCACACGATTTAGAGTTACATTCACTATACGGATTTTTTCACTAATATCAGTATTTCTTCCTTCAAAAAAGATATTTTTGGCTAGACAAATAACATCTTTGCTAATTTGAGTAGTTTGAGTAATATCTTTTTGTATATTTTGAGATACTTTTTGAACTCCCTCTCTAGGAGCCATTACTATACTACCAACAGTATCAATATGATTTGTAGTATAAACTTTATCGTTGAATACGTATATCAATGATAAAGTTGTTATAAGAGCAATAATAAGAAAACTTTTTGTGCTTCTTTTATTATTGATTTTTATAGAGTTTTTCATTTTCTTTCGCTTCGTTATATGTGTTATTAACTGACATACACACCCACTTATGAAACACTAGTTCTTTGCTATCTTCGTCTTTGGCGTCAATATTATCTATAGTAGGATCTTTTACAAGAGCATACACACAGAATTTGTTATCGTATTGTCTTTTATTAATTTCAGTTTGCATTTTGTGAATTTAGCCTTTGTTGTAAAATTTTCAATATAAAATAAGAGTCAACAATATCCGATACAGGATTGTCTATCTTGGTTTTATTATATTGGATTTTAGAACGAAAGTCAATGTTTTGTTGTGTTAAAAAACTATCAAACATCTCTTGTTTAGTTGCATTTCCTTTTCCGGATGCAATTTTTTTAACTTCGGCGGGTGGTATTAAGTGGATATTTATATTATTTTTAAATAATTTGTGTTTGAGAACTCCTGCATTTTCTGCTATATCAAACACTACACCAGTTGAAGAATAAGAATATCCTTCAATTGCTACATCTTTAACATTAAATGATGATAATATTTCAATAAAAACTGTTGATATATTATCAAAACGTTCTTCTTGAGAATAGTATAATTGATCTTTAAACCCTTGTATATTATCAAAAATGCCAACGTATTTCGCTATTTTAGTTATATAATAAAATTTAACATTTTCGAATGACATATCATTTAAACTAGATATTGCCATACAAGGAGCGGACATACTAAAGTCTATGCCAGCTATATGTTTCTGATTCATCTTTGTATTTATGTAAAGATAATTTTATCTACGACCAAGCCGTCTCCATCTTACAATATCCTCCATGCTAGGTTTCTTGTTTAGCACTTTAGATTTCACAGGAGGAGTTAGAGGATCTAGAGGAGTCTCATCTATGGTAGCAGAATCTTGTGGTAATTGATCTTGTTCAACATTTAATTGAACATCATTTTGAATCTCAACTGATTCTGCTACAGTTTCTGGAGTTTCTGTATTTTCTAAACAAATTTCTGGTTGATCAACTGGTTCTAAAATAACTTCCGGAATTTCTACATTAGTTACAGACGAATTCTTTTTAGGGCGACCTCTTGCCATTTACATATCCTTTCAACTATTATTTTTAACTACAAGGTTGATATTATCAGAACCACACACAGGACAAACAGTAATATCGTTTAATCCTATAGATTGAGTAACATCAACTATTATTAACTCTGCTTCACAATCGTGACATTCAAGCAGTATCTTCATATAATACCTCTAATATTACATTTTGTAATAAATTTATTTATCCTGAATAATATCATTGGTATTATAGATATTTTTCCATAAAATTATACGGAACATAATCTGCAAGATTTGTTGAAAACATTCCCCAGTGAGATATTGATATATATTGATCTTCTTCCATTATAATATTTCTCTCATTCTTTTTATTATATCTGTTAATTCCATCGTATGAAGCACTCTGCAAGACGTAATATATGTAGGTGCAAATTCTCTTCCTGAATCAGAACATTCTCTAGTATCAAGTATATCAACTAACCTCTTGCAACATTGTTCTATACTTGCTTCTTTATATTCATTAATATGTTCAGTGACACTATATGTCATACTTATCTAACTCCCTAATATTCTTGATTTAGCTATATTAAAGTATTCAACATCTTTTTCGATTCCAATAAATTTTCTATTCAAAAATTGATGGCATGATATCTAAACAATCATTATTATATAATTTGATCATATTTTAATATACATTAATTATAAACGAAATTCAACTATATTATTAAGATCTGTGATAATATCTTAATCCATGTTCTTTTTGTCTAGGAGAAGACCAGCTAGATACACGTTTAAGATATCCTATAATTCTTGTTCCATAATCTATATCTTTAGAGTCACATTTGGGGCAACTACTTAGTGTTCTTTTATCTATATGTCCACATTTATTACATATTGTTATTTTAACATTAGAGCACCAGTAATTACATCCAGTTTTGCCTGCAAGTCTAATTAAATTTTTATAACCATCTTTAGTAAGTGCTTCTTCTAAATTTAAATGAAGAGCAGATCCTCCGTCTAGATACTGAATGATTTCTTTACCATGAAGAATAAATTTATCTACAAAATTTATATTGTTATCTTCAACAACATAAAAATAGCTATTATAACAATCTCTACAATTGTCTAAACCGTCTTTTTTATCCCATTGAGAATTTTTTGCTCCTAGATTTTCGGCAGGGACAAATTCTGAATTGAACATATACCCATATTGTTTAGCAGCAACTCTATTCATGTCATAGATTATTTTAAGATTATCTGCTACAAATTTCTTATACTGTGGATTATTATCAGGTTTAATTGAAAAATATTCAGCAGCTTCAACCATCCCATTGATTCCAATTGTTAGATATTGTTTATTAAGGGAAATAAATCCAGAATCATATATAGTTAACATACCAGAATTCTTCATTTCCTCTACGTGCATTCGATGACACACTTGATATTTCTGTATACGATCAACAATATCTGTTAAATTTACTCCTGTTTGATACATTCTATTAATGTTTAATGTGATGACATTAATAGATCCTGTAGATACTCCTCCTGCTCCTAGAGAATAGCTAAACGAGTTGTCTGATACTTCGTTTCGTAATCTGCAACAAGATGATAAAGTATCTGGGTTATCTGATTGATATATAAAAAAAGTATTTCCATTAGCTAGTTGATCAGCTATTAATTCTTCAAATTCTGCATCCTTAGGAATTCCATTCTCATCTACTAAACATGCTGCTGTTAATACAGGAAATGTTAAAACTGATTTAGACCGTTCACAGTTTATCCAATTTAAAAAGAATTGTTGAAGACGTTTAACAGTCTCCCACTCAGGTCTAGTTCCGTCAGGAAACATAAAATTACCAAACAAACTATCAAAGTATGGTTGATCATACACAGAAATATTCCAAAACACTGCTTGATAACCTCTAGCAGCAGCTGGTTGATTTATAGTATATACAATTTGTTGCAGATGTTGTTCAACTTGATATGAGTGTGTTTGTATATAGTCTTTGCCATAATCCTTTTTAGCAAAATAGTCAAAATACATTAGAAATTCAACAGTAGCAATAGCCCCAGCTAATTGAGAAGAAGCTGCAAATATAAAATTTAAAAATGTACCACAGAATGATCCAAGGTGTTGAGGAGGTTTAGATTCTCCTCCTAGACTAATAAGACCTTCAAGTAAAAGTGGATACATTGTAACACTAGCACAATATGGTTTTAAGCTAGATTCGTCATGGACATATATTAGATGAGATCTAATATCTTCTATATATTGATCTGCTAGTTGTTTTCCAAATTTAACTTCAATTTGTCTTTTAATCAGTTCTCTATTGATTTGAATGTTTATATCTTTATTCAACTCTGCTTCTAGTGTAGCTATATTCTTTGATGATACATTTGCATTAGCGTCAAATAATGATCCATCAGCGCAATTTTTAGCAGTTATGTAGTTATCAATAAATTCGATTTTATTAGAAAGTTGAGAATATGAAAGCGATGTAAAAGACATGAAGTTCTCTCTTTGAATTAAAGTGTTACTGTTTATGGAATGTTCTAGATGTAATATCTAGAAAGTTATTTATATCTATCAATTTCTGATTTGTGGTTGGGTTTGTAATGTCTCCATACTGTTCATCATATCTACCTGTCTTAATATAATCTAATTTATCTAATAATAGAGGTGATATCTCAGTATAGTCTAACCCTGTCCAAAGAGTTGTCTTTAAAAATGGATATAATGATCGAACTATATCTAATAATTCTATTAGTCTTTGTTCCTCCCATTCTCCTCCAAAAAACAATACATTAGTAATATACTTGTTATAATTTTCCAATATATTATAGAATAATTGATTTGTTAAAAGTATACCATGTTTAAGTGTTTGTAGCTCGGGTGAATGGCACCCCTTACATCTCAATGAGCATCCTTTGCAATAGAACGCTAGACTTATATGATCAGGCATTTCCTGGATAACAGTGTCATATTTTGATATTAACAAATCCATCTACGTTAAACTAAATCCGTCAAAAGTATCTTCTGTTATATCTTGTCTAATTCCGCCGACAATATATTCAGTTTGCTCTAACTCTTGAGGAGCTGTTTGAACAGACTTTCCTGAAATCCATTCAATCGTCCATGGGAGAGGATTACTTTTAATATTATACTGAGACTCTAACCCAATCATTTTCATGCGTCTCTGTGCAATAAATTCAACATATTCTTTAAGAATATTTGCATTTAATCCAATCATTGATCCGTCTTTAAACAAAAAGTCAGCCCAATCTTTTTCCTGCTCAATAACTCTCTCCCATATTTCTAATACTTCGGGGAGAGTTTCTTCTTTAATTTTTATAAAATCTTCGTCGTCTTTAGGTAGCAAATCTAAAAACTTTTGAGTTGAAGACAAATGAAGATTTTCGTCGCGACAAATCATCTTAATGATTTCTGCATTTCCTGCCATCTTGCCATTCTCTGCAAATGCCCAAGCGCAGGAAAAGCTAACAAAAAATCTAACACCCTCAAGCGCATTTACAGAGTGCAATGCTAACCAGATATATTTTTTGTGCTCATATTCATCATAGTCTATTGGAGCTAATTGTCCAATACTCAATAAATGTTTTTTTAAATTATACTCTCCAAGTTTATCATAATATCTAGAGATGTCTTCAGCACAATCAACAATATCTTGGATATCCATAATTTGATCAAATACTTCAGTTGGGTTTGGATATACGTTTCTGATGATGTGTGTGTATGATTTGCTATGAATCATTTCAGAAAATGTCCATGCTGTTATCCACGACTCTACTTCAGGAAGAGAAGTAATACATCCAAAGATTGAAATTGGAGCTCTTCCTTGCACACTATCAAGAATGATCTGTCGTTTAAGGTTAGATGTAAAGATATGTTTTTCGTGATCTGTTAAATCTTTGAAATCTTTAGAGTCTTTAGATAGATCAATTTCTTGAGGTCTCCAAAAGAATCCTAGTTGTTGTTCTGTTAAGATATCAAACTGAGGATACTTAACTTGTTCATATCTTTGCATCCCAACATCACCATCAAGAAATATCTTCCTGCATGTATGGTATGTTTTATTATCTCCAAATACTTTCATTTATATATTCCTTAAAATGGTATATTATCTTCTAGACTTGATCTTCGTCTGAAATATTGTCACTCATCACAGAATCTATATTTTCTAAAATAATATCATGATGTTCGTCTATTCCCAGTTGTTTAGCATCATTTAATATTCTATTGTAATCATCCAATGACTGATATCTATTCTCTAGACATTCTGCTATATAGGTAAATCTATCAAACGTTAAATAGATTTTTTCACCAATGTCAGAAAAGCAGTGAAATTTTAGAGGAGTTTCTAAGTTAAGGTATAGATTATAATCTCCGTTAAAAACATAATATTCTCTATTAATACCACCATCAACAAGTAAACAAGGTTGATTATTTCTCCATAAAATTCCTGTAGTCATTTAATTATTTCTCCTAAGATTGTCAATAGTCACCTTTGAATTATATTACACATACTCACTGATCAAAATGCTCTCTAATAGCCTCAAAGAAAAAATATAGAAGCAGAGAGGCTTCTTTTATCTTGTGTGCCAATTCTTTGTCTTCTAGTAATTCTTCAGGATCTAAATATCCTCCATCAGTCAAATCATAGAATAAATCACTATCCCAGTTAACGTCATTTATTTTATCAGTAAATTTAAATTTCATTATAATGTACAACCTCCTCCAGAACATCCAGTCCCTTCTTTCTGATTTTCATCTTCTTCCAGGGGGGATGTGTTTAAATAATATAAAGTTTTCATTCCAAGCTTATATGATATTAATAAATCTTTCATCAAAACACTCATAGGAACTTCGTTATTATCGTAGAACTTAGGAGAATATGTGGTGTTTGATGATATTGATTGATCTACATATTTCTGCATTACAGATGCTATTTTAATATATCCTTCGGGAGAAGTCAAGTCCCAAAGTAGTTCATATTTGTTTTTCATTCTTGTAATTCCTGGAGCTACCTGTTTGATGACACCCTCTTTGGATTTCTTTTTTACTACAAGAGATCTAATAGGTTCAATTCCATTTGTAGAGTTGATAGAAACGCTAGAACTTTCTGCTGGCATCAGAGCACTGACTGTAGCATTTCTAATACCATATTGTTTGAGATCCTCCTTGAGAGTCTTCCAATCCATTCTTAAAGCAGGGTTAACTAGTTGGTCAACAGTTTTTTTATACCAATCAATAGGAGTTAGTCCGTCTGAATATTTTGTGTCTCTGTATTTCTCGCAAGGACCTATCTCTTTAGCTAGATCACAAGAAGATCTTATCAGATAATACTGAAAAGCTTCCATGTATTCGTCAACCATATCAAGAGTTTTTTGATCTCCTGCATACGTTAAACTGTTTTTAGCTATCCAATATGCAATATTAGTAACACCAACACCTAGAGGTCTATAATACTTTGTATGTCTTTCAGATTCAGGAACAAGATAATCTTGATATGATAAGATATTATCTAAGAATCTAACTGCGTAATTACAAGGTTTTTCTAAATCTTCTGGTGAATTAATTTTTCCAAAATTAATTGCTGCTAGTGTACATAGAGCAATTGTGGATTCATCAGAACCCATTGAAATTGTAGGAAGAGTTATTTCACAGTTATGAACTAATATATTATTAGCAAAAAAATTGTGATTATCTTCTACTTCTATATCATACACATCTATTTTTGATTGTAGTTTTTTAATTTTTATGCTCATCTAATCGCCCTTCATACCAACCTTCAGGTATTGTTTCTGTCTTTAAAATTAGTTTATTATATAATCCATCAGTTATCCACTTACGCTTGCCTTTAAGCGATTCTGATATTTTACGTCTCGCAGCATCATCTCTTCGATATGAATTATAAACCTCTCCTGTTATTTTTTCTATACTTTGATAGAACCCATCCCACCCGATACTATTGAATCTAGATTTGGTGCATTTTATAAAGTCTAGTCCTCTATCCATACAAAATTTATACACCCGCTTATTACTACCTATATATCCATACTCTTTATAGAAATCTAATCCTCTATCTATTAAATATTGATCAGTTAGTCCTGAGTGGTTGTTGTTGTTTTCTCCTGCGCTAGACCTACGTTTAGTCCTCTCCTCTACAGAAGCCTTTCTGCCTTTTGTATGATGTACCCACGTACCGTTTAGGATATTGGGGTGTAGATGATCGACAGCCCCTATAATAACTCCTGTAGAAGCATCTTTGACGACCATAGTACCTTTACGAGCTTTTGATATTCTGTCTCTACCGTCTTGAGTATGCCACCCTTTATTTCTTCTCATTTCTGCTGAATTTTGTTTCACAAACGAATATCCTTTTAATATTGCTTTGGTGAGTCTTGGTGAATATGCAAACCTCTTTGATGGATTGTTTTGATTAACAAACCCATTCAAGGATACTCTTACAGCTAACAGATCTATTCTGTTTTTAAAAATAACATATCTAAGCTTGTGTAAAAATATATGCTCCTCAGGGAGTACTGTTACTATGTTATCTATATAGTTAGACCCTCCACATTTTCGAGGTATTATATGATGGTCTTCAGTATATATGTAGTCACCGTTTAATCTAAAATCTTTAGAATTTCTGTGCATCATTCTCTGTTTTGGTGTATTATTTCTTATATATTCGATAAAAGTATCGTGTATTTTTAAATAGTCCATTAAAATATCTCTATACGTAAATGTTTCGTGTATAGAGATATTTATATAAATTAAGATTTTACTTGACTATTTTAATAATATCAGATTCTTCAAGGTCTTCAGCTAGAACATACCCACGGTTTTCTGTGTATATGAGATGATCTGGAGTACATACTAAAGAATTTTCATTTTCGTCTGAAACCTCTAAAACTTCAGCATCTCGTCGGGTTAGTGCAAAATTTTTAATATTTTTAAATTCTTGTTTTTGAGTACATTCGTTGTAAGATAAAACTTTGACGTTGGTATAGCGCTTCTGTATATTAATAATATCTTCGATATTAGTTTCTTGTATATATTCATCATCCAACAATACAGTAATTTTAGTATCACCAGAAACACAGCAAAGATTTGTCATCTTTATAGGAGCTACCTCAGGTTTAAACGGTCCGTGAATGTTAGCATTGTCAACATTGAGAATATATACTCTACCTGTCTCTTTTCGTTCTACCATTAACGAATTTAATATTTCTCTTGTTGAAACTTTTTTCTTTTTAACTTTAGTAGATTTTTCATACTTCTCATAAAGTTCTTTAAATTTAATCTGATCGCTATAAAATGCATCCATTAGATCTGGAACTTCGTGAGGAGAAAATAAAGTCATATCTTCATTTTTTAAATATCGTTCATAAAATAATCCACAAAGAGCTACACAATAATCCATATTTCGAATACGTGTTTCCTCTGTTCCTTTATTATTCTTAAGAACAAGGAGATCTTCCACTTCGTGATGAAAAATCGTATATGTTATAGTAGCAGAAGCATTTCTGATTCCTCCTTGACTAACGGATTTAACATCCGCCGCAAATTTCTTCATAAATGGAATAACTCCTGTAGATGTGGCTTCTCCATTTCGAACCGATGATCCTCTAGATCTAATATGAGATGCATTGATTCCAATGCCAGCAGATTTAGCTACATACTTAACAATAGCAGTCCCTGCTGAAGTAATTGAATCTAAATCATCTCCAGATTCAATTAGAACACAACTGGAAAATTGCTTAGTAGGTGTTCTCAGTTTAGCTAGAATTGGAGTAGGTAATGAAATCGTCCCGCTTGATATTAATTCATAAAAGTCTTTAATTGCTTTTAGTCTATTCTTACCTTCGTAAGAATGAAATCCAACCATAGCAATTAAAATATATGCAAACTGAGGTGTTTCATAGTATTTTTTTGTATATCTATTACGAACAAGATACTTATCAGAAAATTGTTGAATAGCCGCTCCTGTCATTTCAAAATCTTTAGTATGATCCAGAAACATATCAATCTTATCAATGTCTTCCTTATTGTACCATTCTAACAATTCTGAAGTATACATTTTATCATCTACTCCTTTTACTATTTGATCATATAGAGAAGGAGGCTCTTTTTGTCCATATACTTCTTTTCTTAAATGAAAATTCAATAGATTTCCTGCTACATATTGATAGTTTGGAGAATCTTCTGTAATAAGATCTGTTGCTGCTTTTATTAAAGTTAGCTGAATATCTGAAGATTTCATCCCATCAAAAAACTTAATTTTAGAAGCTAACTCAACTTCGGATGCAGATACATTAGATATTCCTATACAAGCTTTTTCTACAACTTTATGAAGTTTGTTAATATCTAAAAGTTCTTTTTCTCCAGATCTCTTAATTATATGTAAAGGAGTAGTCATGTATACGTTCCTTGGAATTGTTGTTATAATGGATGGAAGGTTATTTATTAAGTATAATTGTTTTAATTTTGGATGCTTTAGATTGTTTAATCATATTTTCAGTACCCTTGCCTCCAGGAAAAGCTACTACTAAATCAGGAAGACCTTCTACTATCATTTGCTTATTTCTAATATGTCCTGCTGCTTTTCCATATGTTTCCCAATCTGCATTTATTTCCAGAATGGGTATATTCTTTTCAGTAGCCCATCTAGACGCTAATTGATCAGCACCTTTAGCTCCCCCTTCTATACATACACTTATAGAATATTTGGAGTGTATTAAATCAAGAACCTTATATACAATATCTTTATTATTATAAGTTCTTCCTCCACATACTAATACTCTAATACTCATCAGAGCCTGCCTATCCAAGCAGCGATATCTTCAATCTCAGTCTTGAAATGAGGATTCACTACTATCTCGCGGGGGAGGATAACAGGCTTCTTAAAGCCACTCGAGCTATCTAACGTAACATAAACTGGATTTGCATACAAGCATAGATGTTCAGGAACACTTGCTTTTGGAAAACTTAGCTTTACTGTTTCGTTAGGCATTTCGCAGGAAATTATTACTGTATCAGGTGTTACTGTCGATATTACACCTTTTAGTTTTTTCAAGAGAACCTTATCTTCCTGTTCCAAAGTCTACTTATCCATATCATTTAATGATGGAAAATTTTCTAAAATAATGTTCCAACACATTTCTGCTAATTCTCGATGTTCTTTCTGAGTACCTTCTTCCATTCTTAGATTACAGTAATGAATCCATGATCTAAGAGTACCATTAACATACATCCTAGACATAGTCAATCCCTCTGGAAGAATACATCTAGCTTGCTCTTTAGCAATTCCATTATCTAATGCCCAATTATATGCTGATTCTGCATGAGATAAAATAATATCTTGAACGTTGTCCCATTTATCTTTCAATTGTTGATCATCAGTATCTATAGAGTTTTGTCTATTTTTTGAATCTTGAAGTCTTGCTTCTCTTCTAGTGAATCCTAGAGAATCAACTTTTTGATATCTCTGAGAAAATTCTTGAAATGAAAAACTCCTGTGTCTTAACAATTGACGTCCAATATCTCTAGTTGTTTCAATCTCCATTACAATATTAGACATTTCAAATGGGGACCAGTGTTTGTTATTGATTAAATATCTCAACAGCTTCTTAGATGTTAATTTATTATTTTGATTTTCTGGGTTAGAAACACGTGCACAATATGATACTAATTCTTCAGCTGTATCTACACCGTCAATTACAGGTTTTGTGATTGAAACTAATTTTACTTTATTCATATTTTCTTCCATTGTTCAAATTCTAGTTTAGCTTTTAATCCGTTAAATGTTCTGTTGTCTAGGTATTGATTAACTTGTTGTATAGACCAATTATAGTCTTTAACAAGATCATTTATATCCTTAGCTGTCATAGAATCATCCCATATAACAACAGGAAATCCTTGTTGTATAGATTGATCTATAAGGTTTACAACTTCTTTGTTTCTAGGTTGATTGTCAAATATTTTTCTTGCTTTTTTAATCTTACTTAAAGTAGATCCTGCTGCAGCCAAACAGTTATTAACAAACAAACTATCTATAGGACCCTCTACGATGCTTATATCTTTTGTCATATCAATACGATCAAGCCCATATATCAAAGGATATCCTGACTCATTAATTGTTATATACCTGAGAGAGCTCTCTATAGATTTATCCCCAATATATCTTCCTTGAAATGCAAAAGGTGTCTTGTTTTTAGTGAAGAATGGAATAACAAGTCTCTCATCTTTTTCTGGAAGCTTCTTAAATTTATCAGGTGATACGCTATCACAAATCCATTTCATATAATTATCTGTATAGTATAACATCGACCAAAACTGTTCAGGGATCTTACGTTTAATACAATACAATTTGCAAAAATGAGAGTCTTCTAGTTCAGAAACAGTCTTCAATGAAGATATTGCATGTTTCCCTTTATAATACTTTTGAACCTTTTCTGTTTTCTTTTGTTGATTATGATTAAACCATTTATATTCATTAGAATACTGAAACTTATCATACATATATCGATCATACAACGAATGATCTAGTTGTTTTAATAGTGTTTGAAGTCTCATACTGCATCCACAGTTATGGCACTTGAAGTTATAATTATCAACATCAATTTGATAAAAATATCCACGTTTCTTAAATTTTTTTGTTTTGGAATCTCCACAAACAGGACATCTACAGACGGCAGTATTCTTTGTTTCCCACTTAAACAATAGCAATGAGGATGATAACAAGTCTATATATTTGCGATCAATTGCTATTGTCATTTTAATCCTTTTGAATTTTCACGAATTCTGGTTAAATCTGCATCAAGCTCTTCTGCAATTGAGAGATATCGTCGCGCAAAATGCCATATGACAGCTGCTGATTCGATAGGAATTGTCTGTAGTGTTCGTTCACCGATTTCATCATTGATTAAAGGAAATTTTCGAATGATATCACTCAGCTCTTCAAGATCTTTATTCATCTAAAACTCCATTACAATTGACGTATAATGATTATATATCTCATTGATATATAAATCAACATCAAAAAAGAGTCCCAATTGGGACTCTTTTCAAAACAAATTTAAAAAGGACTAAGAAAGGCGACCCACTCTAGTACCTAGAGTTCCATTGCGTGTTTCTTCACGACGAGCAACAAGATTAAATCCTAGTACTTGTCGTGCTTTATAGGTAGAGTTACGCAATTCATAAGGTGTTACTCCAGGAATAAACACAGATTCAAGAACTTGAAGTTTTGAAAAGGGGTATTTTTCGGTATATCCTTCAGGAATACTTTTGACAGGAGATTTAGAAGGGGTGCGACTATTAGACTCAAGT